TTAAAATACCAAAACCAAAAGAGGCTGCTCCGGTAGCAGTGCCGGTAGTCAGTCCCGAAACTGAGGACGAGGCGATAAAAAAAGCGAGGCGCAAAAAGGGATTTGAAAAGCAATTCTTTACCGGTGCATTAGAGCCTGAATCGACAGGAAGAAAAACCACATTTGGATAAATTTTGGAGAAATTGTTATGGCAAGTTTAGTTGAAAATAGTGATACAGGCGGTTTGGTAATGGTAACGATTGCCAACCCTGCCGTTGATATTAGTCCCGATTCTCAGCCGTGTCGGCGCTGTTATGTTCGGCACTTTTCAGGAACAGCATCGTTTATGAATCAAAATGCGGCGTCGGTTGCCGCTTCAAGCTGGCCGCTCGGTACGACTATTCATTATTGTCCGGTACGAAATTTAAATCAACTTCACTTTATCGGGACGGCTGGCGATAAGGTTCAAATAATGTGGTTTTCATAGGGACTTCTTATGTATCATCCAATGGGTACTCATAAGAACGAAGAGCCGATAAAGAAAATGATAGTTGACGGCTATCGCAGGGGCGTATGTACCGCCGATGGCGGGGATATTCCGCTTGAAAGAAGAGGAATGGCGGGCAAGGGCAGTCATTATGTGGGGCAGGCCGCTATTACCGCCCTTCAAAAACAGACTTCTATCGACGAAATGCTCGAAAGAATGATGCGTTGTGGAATAATTTCGAGGAAAAATACAAGAAATGGCTGATTTTGAAGCAAAAGAATATATTGCAATGCAGCAGGAAGAAGAGGGCAAAGCGCAGAACTTCCGAAATCTATATCAGGACGTTGCCAATTTTATGATGCCTCGTGAGAACCAGATTACTTCAGAACGCACGGCGGGCGAGGACAAATCCATAGTTACTTACGACCCTACGGCAATGATGGATTTGGATGATATGGTGTCGGGACTGTCCAACGCCTTTTTCCCGCCAGGTCAACAGTCGTTTAATCTCACGGTAGATAACAGAGAATTGGCCAATAGAGGCAATGTCAAACACAATCTTGCCCTGGCTTCGCAGATTACTCACGATAGATTGTTTGCATCTAATTTTATGCTTCAGTTGAACGAGACATTGACTTCTCTTGTTGGTTTTGGGACGGGAAATTTATTTTCTGAATATATTGCGCGAGATTATCTGCCGCTTGGTCTTAATTTTAAGGCGTGGGACATTCCTGTTTACACGTTCAAGCAAGACCATACCGGTCGGGTAGATACCGCCATATTGAAATTTCAATGGCCTGCAAGACAGGCATATCAGCAATGGGGTGATGATGCCGGAGAGAAAGTTCTTGAGGACATTAAAGAGCTTAGAACAGAGAGCAAGCGGCACTGGTTCATTCATACTGTACGGCCACGAAGAAAAAGAAATCCTGCATTGCAAGATGTTTTGAATATGCCATTCGAATCGGTTTTTGTAAACGTCAAAGATGAGAAGATTATCGAGGAAGGCGGATTTCATCGGCAACCTTATGCTATTCCCCGATGGAAGAAATCTCCAAGCGAGAAATACGGTCGTGGTCAGGGTACGGTTGCTCTGGCCGGAGTAAAGACGCAACAGGTAATGTGGCGGGATTTTATAGAGTATGGCAATAAAGTTGTCAATATGCCGAGAGAGGTTTTAGATACTTTTGAAGGCCCGTTAAGGGTAACCCCGGGCGCACAAAACCCTGTCTCCGAAATACCTTCAACCAGAGTTATTGAGCTTGGTTCGCAAAACGCACCAATTGCCAAAGAAGCAATGGAGATGCAGGCCAATGCTATCCATAGGGCGTTTTTTGTTGATGTATTTGCCCCATTAGCTAACTTGCCTGGCGACCGCAGAACTACGGTTGAAATTTATCAAAGAGTGGCTCAGGCAATGAAGAAACTGGCTGCTCCGATTTACAGATTGCAGACGGAATTGTTTACTCCAGTGATTGAGAGGGTCGTCTTGCTTTTAATTGAGCATGGCGAGATACAATTAGTACCTGAACTATACGGCCAGAAGTTCGGTATCGAATATGTCAGCGAGCTTGCTATGGCAATGAGAGACCAGCAGGCGAGGGCATTTGAAAGAGCCGCAATGATGACTACCGAGCTCGCAGCTATATTCCCGACAGCCCCCGACATTCTAAACGTCGATAGGGCTTTGCCGGATATATACTTGACTTACGGTATGAAAGCCGAGCATTTGAATACGAAAGAAGAAAAGGCGGCTATTCGCCAAAAGAGAGAAGATGATATTGCACAACAGAAATTAGCGATGGCTGCACAGGTGGCGGGCGGCGCATATAAAGATATGAGTAAAAAAGCCGAAGAAGACAGTCCCTCTGAGCAATTACAAGGCGCTTTGACTGGAACTTAGTATGCCTTATGCAAGCGATAAGCAGCGTAGATATATGCACTGGGCACATCCGAAGATAGCCGCAAGGTGGGACGCCGAAATACGACGGAAAGCGAAATACAGGAAATATCACAGGAGCAGATAATATGGATGTTAAAACTGAAAAGCCAAAATTGAAAGCGCCTAAAAGAGAAGATTACCTCCGATGGGTCAGAAGTAAAATGATACAGGCTAATAAGGTGCGAAATGACACCGGAACAAACCGAACAGCTTAATAACGATATTCACGCTACTTTTACCGAGTTTGGCGCAGGCAAAAGGGTTTATAAATGGCTCGAAAAGTTTTGTTACAAATACAAGGTGGCATTAGTAATCGGAAGGCCGGACGAAAGCGCTTATAACGAGGGGCACAGGGACGTTATTATCGAGATTGACGAGCGTATTAGAAGGGCGACGGAACCGCCGCCGAAACCAATAGATGCAATAAATGAAAAGGAGTAATTTATGACAGAGACACTCGAAACAACCAGTTCTCCTGCGGCAACGCAGATACAGGCGGGGGATTCGACCTCTACAGAAACAGAGTCTTTTGAATTATCGAAGTATATCGACAATGACGGAACACTTAAGGATGGATACCTTGAGCTTGTGCCGGAGGATATGAGACACGACCTCGTTTACAAAAAGGTATCGGATTTCAAAGGCGTATTAAGACAATTAGGCCAGCTTGACAGAACTGTCGGCAAAAAGGGAGTGATAATTCCAGACCCGAAAACTGCAACGCCTTCTGATATAGACGCTTTTCATCGGGCTTTGGGCAGGCCGGACAAATCCGATGACTATAAACTTGATTTTCCCGAAGAGTTTAAGGATTTCTACGACCCTGAAACAATCAAGCAATTCAAGGAGATTGGTTTCAAGCGTGGTTTCGACCAAGAAGATATGCAGGCCATTATGGCATTAAAGATGGAGATGGACAAGCGGGACATTGAGTGGATGGAACAAGACCAGATAAAAGAAAAGGCCGATTGCGAAGCCGCACTCAGGGATAAATGGGGAACGAATTACGATGTTCGTCTTCATCTTGCCAATTATATGATTGACAAGAACGCCATACCAGGCGAACAGAAAGATAAATTACTGGAAAAGATTGGGAACGAACCTCTTGTTGGCGATTTTCTCGCCACCATAGCAAGGAAATTCGTAGAATCCGGCTCGATTGCCGACGTTGAAATGACCAGTGCAATGACTAAGGGTGAAGCTGAGTCCAAGATGAAAGAAAAGATAACAGAACATCAGCAACATTCACAGTGGAAATGGGATAATCCAGAAGGATACAAAAGGGAAGAAAAAGAAATTGACGATTTGGCTCGTATGGCAGCTTCGTAAATAGTCGATACCCAGAAATGGCCGACAACTTCGTGCAAGTATAAAACACCGTCTAAGAGACGTTAAATGCAGGCAAGACCTCTGAATAAGAGACACTCAAGCCGACAGACAACTTGAAAAGTGTTTTTTATGAAAGGAGGTCAGCCTATGGCTACCCCAACTGTATTTGATATTTTTGTAAAGAAGTTCAGTCCGAACCTTTACACCCTCTCGCAGCAGGAGGAGGCAAAATTTCCTGTGAAAGTCAGAAGGGAGTCGGTTGCCAACGCTGAGGAAGCGTTTTTCGATACCGTTGGCCCCGCCGATGAACCGACTGAGAATACCACCTACAAAGGTGATACCCCCGAATCGGACGACCATTACGGAAGGCGTAAAGTCAAGCCGACGATGTGGGAAAAAGGTGATGTTCTCGATAAGTGGGCTTTGAATAGATGTTTAGCAGATTTACAGAGTGCCACTACCAAGGCGTTTGCAATGTCTTTCGGTCGCAAGACCGATAGTATCATCGTTGACGCCGCTCTCGGCGCCGCCTCTATCGGCAAGGAAGGCACATCTTCGGTAGATTTCATCGACGAGTCAGTCAGTCTCGACGCCATTACCGGCGGAGTGGTAACTACACTCGGAACGGGAGCTTCGGTAACTTCGGCAGTCGGTCTCGAACTGGCGAAGATTCTTCGTATGATGCAGATTTTCAACGACGCCGATGTCAATGAGAACATCCCGAAGTATTGGGCAATGAGACCATCGGACATCAAGTATCTGCTCAACTTAGCTCAGATTAACAGTATCGACTACAACAATGTTAAAGCCGCTTATGAAGGTAAGGTCAGCTACTACGGCGGGTTCAATATTTTCTGGTCGAACAAAGTGCCCGTTTCGGACACAACGATTAACGGAGGCACTACCTGTTATCGCAACATTGCTTGGGCGCAGGATGGCATAATCCTCGCTTATATCAATGAATTACAAACCCAAATGGCACCAGACCCCACTAAGAAGTTCAATACACGAATCTATAGTCAGATGGATTTAGGGGCTGTCCGAATGGAAGGCGCAAAGGTTCACGAGTGCCTTACGTTAATCGGCTAATCGCCAGAAAGGAAATAAAATGAGTACAAACTTTAAATACAGTTACAGACCGCTGGATTACGATTCTTTGCCGATTGACTTTACGGGCAATAACAAACTTGGTCTTTATGCTACCGAGACTACACAGAGATATGTGCTTGGTACGAGGAAGCTTTCTTGGGATGGTCGTGTTTACAAGTATTGTTTTTCTAACAATACCTGTAATCCTGCGAATGGGGCAATGAACAATACTGCTCCATTTATCGCCGATGATGGCACAAACGAAGTAGGAAATTCTAATGTTGTCGGCGATACTTTTATTACAGCAGATTCTCAAACTGTAGCGGAAGACCTACTCGCTGGTGGTTTTGTGATTATTTATTCCACCTACGAACAGTTCAGGGGAATCGTTGGAAATACGGCTGGTGCTGGAACAGAGATTAGAATCTATTTAGATGCACCATTGACTGGTACGACCACCGCCGATACGACGGATTTCTGTGCCTATTACAGTCCGTATTATGGTTTGGCGAATCACGCAAATATATCCAGAACATCTGTTATGTGCGTGCCTTGTACTTGGGTAAGTGCTGCCAGTATGTTTTTCTGGGGGCAGACCTGGGGGCCGTGCAGAATAAGTCCAGGTGCTGCTGGTTGGGGTAATGCAGCCGGTGAACGGCAGTTAGTATTTGGAGAGAATGGTTCTACTTTCCTCCATAACGCCGACACTGGAACTACGCTTCAGTATCAACACGCGGGTTTTATTATTCCGCTCACGGCTTCTGCCGACGATGCACCTTTGACGATGTTACAAATTAGTGTTTAGTAAAACTGGGAAGGGGTCGGTTTAATTTTTCCGGCCCCGACCTTTTATTAAGGAAGACGTAGAAAATGAGACTGATTAGTCCAACACCGGCTTGTCCAAAATGTAAATCATATATGTTTATGATATGCCAGATAAAGGAAGTTTTCTATCGAAGATGTAAAAACTGTGGTTACAAGAAACGTCTGGACAAAATTGATTTCAAAAAGGTGGCGTTGAGTTGTTTTGAAAGGGTCAAGTTTTGGAAATCCTCAAAAGAGCAAAAGGTGATTCCGGTGAAGTAATTGACTG